CCATCGGCGATGCGCGAGGCGGTCGACGGCCCTTCACCTTTGAAATAGATGTGCAAGCCGCCGCGTGGCGTCCGTACCTGGAAGGCGCGTTCGACGGCGCCACGGATCGCGGAATCGCGTTCTAGGAGCTTGTGCCACCAATCGAGCCCGTTGGGATCGACGTCGATAACGAACAATCCAGAAGGACCGGTTGCTACTGCCCAATTGAAGTCGGGATTGACGCGTTGCCACGCGGCGATTTGTTCAGGGTCATTACTGGCAATATGCCAGCCTTCCTTGGTGGCGGGCTCTTTGCCGTTCGGAACGCATGGGAACAACTTGCACGTTCGAAAAAAGTCCGGTAAGTCCCGCAATCACTTGCTCCCCATGTGGCAAGCCCAATGATGGCTCCGCGATTTTGCCCAATCCGTCGCGGAGCCATTTTTGTATCTCGTTACGTTGCGGAAGGTTCGTTGAACGCCTCGCCCCGAGCCGACGTTGTTAACTCCTGCGGTGGCTGTTTGGCAAGGGCCGGATTTTGAATCGCATACCCATCCGCAGGACATGACCGAAGCTGTCGATACGGAGGCAATGGCCGGATCCCTTTGGCCCGCAGCGCGAGCTTGTAGCTATGCCGCGCCATTGGTTTGCCCCTTCTTTTGTGCGTCCGGATGATCCGAAAGCCCGTGCTCAATCACGGACTTTTTGCATCGCGGACAGGTGAGTTTCGTATAGTGCCCCTTCAGGTGCTCGACGTCTGCCGGCGCATGGCCGACAACCTGGCACTCTGTTTCATAGGTTACGCGATCCATCATGCGACCTTTCGCATTGCGCAAAAATGACCGTCGCTATATCCTTCGGAATACGCTCGGGATTGTGCAACCGGCACTTCAGCTTTTGGGCGTCCCGAACGGCCGTCAAGGTATCCGAGAGCGCGGGCTTTTTCATTCTCGCCGAGCGTGCGCATCATGCGACCCTCCGATAATAGCGCCACGCACCACCACGCGACTGGAGCCGGAAGTGCTCCGGGTTGAACGGATCGAATTCATCCTTTCGGATGCGCTCCTTCCGGCACTTGCGCAGCGCTTCGATTTTGCATTTCGAGCACGTCCAATCACCGTTGGCAGGGTGCCCGAGATTGCCGCCGCATGTGTCGCAGAAAGGCGGGCAAGTCATAGCCCGTTCTCCGAAACAACGCGCGGGCCATCCTCTTCGCCGAGATAATAGGCGCTCTGCCAAGGAATATTTCGGAACGTGAACCAACCATGCGGCGCGACGACGCGGTACACAGGGACAGCATGCCGTTGACGCGGACCGATGCGGTCGAAGCGAACAAGCCGAAAGCCCGTTGCCGCCTCGATTATGTCGCGTTGTTCCTGTGTCCACCGCTTTGCATAGCGAGGATTTCGGAGCACCTTCAGCCCGCTTTCATGAAGCTCGCCGGCCACAAGCGGGCGCCGTCCCGCAATCGCCCTTTCTAGCTCGAATTGCGCATCGATCATTTCGGCCGGCCAGCCGCCGCGCTCCATGTCGTTGATGGCCTTGCGGATGCCGATGATGTTGGTTTTTCCAACCTTGCCGGCTTCGACTGCGGCACGGTGCCGCGCGATAGATTTAAGGCTTGTCGTTTTCATTATCGAAGCTCCCATTCGATGCCTTCGGCTTGAAGATATGCGGCCAGGTCTTCACCGTCTTGCGGCTCGACAATCCAGCCGGGCCGATCCTCGCCGGGAATGGGTGCAGCCGACGTCTGGAAATATTCGACAAGCGCGAGTGAGCCCGCTTCGTTCAATCCCCAAACCCATCCGCCGCCAAAGCTCGACCGGCGAACGGCCACAGACGGAAGCGGCTTTTCGAAAAGCTTGTTCATGCTGCCATCCTTTCGACTTCAAGGGCAAAGCCGCCCCATTGCTCGGCCATCGCACGGGCCACGCTTGGGAAGAACCGGCTGCGCTCTTTGCTGCGATCCTCGCCGGGGCTCATGCTGTGAACGCGATTGTCCGGCCGGCCAGTAAGCCCGAGAGCCTGCGCGCATTCCTCTTCGGTCGCATAGAGCCCTTTGAGCGGCGGCAATCCGCGAAGCCACAAACACGTTCGTTTGCGCTCGAAATCGCCGAATTGCCATGGCTGGATTGATTGCGTGAATTCCTGATAATTCCGGATCCGCGCCTTAGCGTGCTTGTGCATGACGGGATTTTCCACCGCCACCCGCTTAACAGGCGCGTTCCATAGATCGGAGAACAACGCCGCGCCCGCGTCGAGCTTCGCCTGCATGAGGGCGCGTTTGGCATCGAGCGACATTGAAGGCCACGCGGCGCGCTCTTCGTTTGTGAAGTCTTCGCCGAGATTTTTCATCGGGCCGGGGTCATCGATCCAGCGCACGCCGGAATTGCAAAGCCGGGTGCAAGGCGGGTGCGCGACGATGAGCAAATCCCATCCCCATTGCACGACTTCCCGCGCATCGCCGATGATATGCCGGTTAGAGCCGTCTTCGGCGCGGCGAAGATCGCAACTCCAAACATCATGCCCGAGCTTGTCAAATTCGCGCCGGACTGTGCCGGTGAATTCGCAAGCGATGAGAACGCGAAGCGGCGCGCTCATTTGCCGCGGCCCTTCTTAATGACTTCCACGTCCGCGATTTGCGAGCGAGCGATTTTCACAACCGGCGAACCCATGTAAAAGCCGCTCAATTCAATAAAATCGCTTCCGACGTCGGTAAGCCGACCCGTCAATCCTTCACCCTTCGTTTTTGTCAGGTGGATAACAGGCGCCTCGCGATGCTCTTTCACATAGGCTTCGCGTTCGGCGTTCAGTGCTTCGAGTAGATTTTTCATTTTTCGCTCCATTGAAAGCGTTGTTGATAAATGTACCGTAACGTCACACGCTCAAAGATCAAGCGCTAATTTTTGATAAAGTGTCACGTTTCGGGACGCTTGTTTTTCTGTACGCCACCAGCCGGCGAAGTTCGGGTGAGAGCGGGCATTGAGCAACGCGCGAGGAATGCGCGGCCCTTCATATTTGCGGATCGTTTCAGGGATCCCGAGCAAGAGCCGCGTTGCCACATAGGCATGACCGACCGGCTTTGTCGGGATAATCGATTTCAGCCAATCGACCATGATTAGCACGGCTTCAGTCTCGCCCTTTGCCGCCTCCATGACATTTGCAACGACGTCTTTAGGTGCGACCTGGTTTTGCGGATTGGCGAGCTTTCTTAGGTGATATTCGGCCCGGTCCACATATTTGCCAAGCTCCAAGAGCAAGCTAGGCTTTTCGATCAAATCGACCAATTGCGCGGCGGTGGGTTCATTGCCCTTTGCCAATGTGGCACGAATCAAATCGCCTGCCGTCGTGGAATCGTCCACGCGTAGAATTCCCTTCTGTTTCATCTTGCGAAGCTTCGCGAGTGAAATATGGAATTCCTCCGAGATTTCATAAATGTTCATAATCGGCCACCCCATTTCCGAATTTCGATGATGCATGACAAGTCTTCATCGTCGGGCGCCCATCGATCCACGATCTTAAGCGTTCGCGTCGGACTTCCGTCGTTTTCTTCGCTGGCGAGGTTGCCAAGCACGTTGAACCGTCCGCCCATTTCAGCGCCTAGAATGGTGCCGATGCGGTGTGTGATTTCGCTTAAGCGTTGTGCTTCGGTTTTCATGGCTTCACCTTTCCGTTGTCGGCTGAAAGAAAAAATCGCGGCCTTCAATCTTACCGGCCTTTTTCAGTTGCTCCATAATAATGGCAGCAAAATCCGGACGGCAAACATTGACGTAAACGCGTTGATTGCCCGGCAAATCGCCCATGACGTAAACTCCGCTCCATTTGTATTTAGCGGCGCATAAATGGGCAACGCGGCAGTGATTTTCCTCGCTGTTTTGTGCATCATTGTAACTGTCGGTTATCGACATTTCGGGCAGGCGATGCTCGCCCCATTGCTCGGCTTTGCGTGCCGTGGCTTTGATGCGACTGCCGCGTGTATGTGTTGGCCCGTGATAAGCCGTTGTGATTGCCATGCTCATTTCGATTTCTCCCGCTGTTGCTTAATGCGAGCGCGTTCAATTTGGTAGCGCTGCCACCATTCGCTTTGAAGTTGTGAAAGGGTTTTCATTTCAACACCGCCTTTCCCTGCCGCATGTCTTTGACTGCGCGGTGAAGCGCTCGCGCCGCCGGTCGATCCTTCGCGCCAAGATACAGAAAATTGATCGCCTCATCCGGGTTGCGGAATGCGCGAAGCTTTTTCGTGCTCTCGTCACTGACGAGAATTTCTCCGCTCGTGGGGCTTTCCCAAATATGCCAATCAGCATGGATGAGATTTAGTGCACTCATTCGCCTGACTCCCGCTCGAATTCTTCTTGCGTCATTCCGATCACGTCTAGCACGTGATCACCGCCACCCGCGATGCGCAAACGCTGCGAGTAATTGTTTTCGCCTTCGCGCGGTAAGCGGAATTCATAGGCATAAAATTCATCCGATTTCGGATAAACTTCAGCCAACATGTTTTCCCAATCTTTACACTGCGCGGCGACAAGCGTTGCCAATTCTTCCGGCGTTTCCGCCGAAATATAGAATTGCTCGTCTGGCAGGAAATCTGCGTCACCGATTGCGATGCAAGCGTAATGTGCCATCTCTTTAGCTCCTTTGAAAGCTTGCTGAATTCATCCTCGCGGCGCTTCGCACTAGCGCCGTCCGGGGAAATCAGTCTTCTTCGGTATGGTCGATAAAATGGAATTCATCGCCACCTGACAAGCAACCCTCATCGGCATATTCGCGGAGGATATCAGCGAAGCTTTCGCCGGTTTTCCGGTCAAGCTCGCAACGGCTGGAATTGTACAAAACAATTTCAAACATTATCTTCGCTCCTTTGAAAGCTGAAATGGGAGTGGAAAAGTCCTGTCTCACTCCCTTCTATGTATAGATCGATTTGCAGTGATGCAAGCATTATTTTGTCCAGAAATGGCACTTATACTGAAACGGCTTTAGGAAAAGTCCCGTTCCAGCCCCGTTCTAGTGCGGGAGTGAGTAGGACCTGTCTTTTATGCGCGAGCGCGTATAATGCTTGCTCCTTCAAATCGCTGCGCTGCGCTATCGCTCGCTAAGGCTCGCTACCGCTCCGCTTCGCTCTATCGAGATAAGAAAAAATATTCAGGATCTAAAAATTCCGCGATTTCCCGAAAACTGCTTTATTCTCCAAGCTCGGCTATCCGTGGCATTGGCGATTGTCACCCACGCCCGAATTATCCAAATCAACGCGAAATCCGGTCAATTACCGGCATTTTCCCGCGAGCTTCCCTTAGCCATCTGCGCACCATTGCCTTATTGCGCGCGGTTTCGGTCTTCAGCCCATATTCAATCCAGTCTGATAGCCTGTACATTTTACATTTCCGATTCTTTTGTGACCTTGCGTAATATCTCACATTCAAATCCTAATAATTCCCTAACAAAAATCAAAAACCCGCCGGCGGTCCGGTACCTATGGCGAAATTCGGAAAGGGGAGGGGTATGGTTCTTTTGGAAGGGCTGATGGCCGGGCCGGGGCGCCGTGCACGATACATACCAATTTTCCCGCCTCCTTCCCTTACGTAACATTTGCATTTATTTGTTATAAACCTCGACCTGTGCTAAGCCGCCCCGCCCATTTTGGGATCATTGGGAGCAATCATCATGGATAAGGAAACTTCCAGCCGGGTTTCGAGCATCGCATCCGAAATCCTTCACCAATCACTACGACCAGCGCAGCCGACCCCGGCCGATTATGACGCGCTCATGGGCAAGGCGAAAACCCTAGCCGCCTCCTGTCTCTCCCAGGACGAACACAAGGGACAGCAACCGACAACCTTCCTCGACCGATTGAAGCGCGAGCATGCCGGGCTTTCCGGCCGGATCGATGCGCTCACGCTGTTCTTCGACCGCGGCGCACCAGATATCGATGACGACCAGCGGGAATTGCTGCGCGCTCAACTTTCGACCATGAAGCTTTATCTGCACATTCTCGACATGCGCTTGCTGAAGCTCAACACCGGGTCAATCGAACAGTCGGCACCTGTGGCTTCCCCACCCGCGAAGCTCCCCGAAGGGTACGAGCTAGGTGAGCTGCGGGAAATCCAGAACGCCGATGAAGACCGGGACGGTCCTGCACCTTTTAACGGTTGACACTCTTTCATCGGTAATTTAGGTTAATTTTTGTCGATTGGTTGTTGCCCCTCAACGTTCGCCCTTCGATGCCACTGCACACGACTTGGGAAACCAAGCCGGAAAAGATCCCGCTTGCTTGACGGCCGGCGGGATCTTTTTGCATCCGGGAACAATTTTCTCGAATTTCCGTTTTGCCACGGTTCACTCGCCTGAAAAGGAAATGAACATGGTTGAAACCAAATCCGGCCAAAGTGCCGGTGGACGTCACGGCTCGCGCGATACGGACAAAAGTGACCGCGATCCTTCTTCCGTTTCCGGCCTCCAGGAGCATACCGGCGAATTCCGCGTCGGCGAGAAGATCATCTTCGGTATGCGCAACGGGAACGTGCTTATCCGTCGCTCTCCCCAAGGCGAGGAAGTCGAAGTGAGCGAAGCCACTCTCGCGAGCCTCATGATCGATGCGTTCTTCTCGGGCGATGACAAATTCGCCTCCGAATATCCAACCGTGCAGAAGCAGCTATGACCAACGCTCTTCCCTTCGCCCTATTGGTGATCGACACAATTCTGCTTGTCATCATCCTGCTTCGGCGGTAAAACCTCCCCGTCAGCGTGCCGTCGCTTAGCTCGGCAGGGCCGTGTTCCAATTAGGGATGCGGCCCTTTTTCTTTTGCCCATTGACCAGCAAAGCGCAGTGCGTCATGAAGTGTATGACCAGATGGCGCCAGCTATCGGGAACGGAGGAATATCATGGACCAGCGGGAACGAGACTATTACGACGCGTTTGCGCCGAAAAGGGCAACAATTAGCCGGGCTGCGGCACAAGAAGAAATCTCAAGATGCCATAGCGAGCGTGCGGGGCAGATGGTTAGCGACAAAACCACACTTGCGGACGAAGCAGCGCCGCTGAGCGCCCTTCAGGAAATCATCGACCAAGTCCAAACCGCGGCGGCTCGGGTTTACCAATCAACCGAGCGCCTTCAGGAAATCGGTGACCGGGTTATGGGCACCTTGCCGCGGTCGAGTTGCGATGAAGACGCGCAGCGCTCACCAGACGGCACGCTCGAATGGACATTCATGTGCCTCAATAATCTTTGCGCCCAAATCGATAATCTCGACAGTGCAATCACTCGGATCGAGCGCATTTAGTCATGCCTAGGTCGACGTCACCTATCGAAATGCTCAAGCGGTGCCGCGGTCACTTCGCGTTCGAAGCGGAGCAATATCGGGCAGTCGAGAAAATCGCCCCAACGCTCGAAGCAAAGAAAGCTGCCGCGGACACTGTAGCGCAGCACGAGAAATTCGTCAGCGATATCGACGCAACATTGAGGGATTGGGGATGACCATAGAAACGCCGCGCCTGGCTTCTCTGCGCAAAAAATTGCGAGCGCGCGAAGGCAAAAAAGAGTATGAGAAAAACTGCGAGGAATTGCGCAAAGAAATTGCGCGGCTCGAAGGCTGTCAGGAGCTAGACTTATGAACGCTTTTCTGTGGATCGTCCCTCTGCTGTTCGCTTTCGCGTCCGGCCTTGTCGTCGGCAGATACGTGCTTCGAGGCAGTTGAAATTATGACAACCAATAGCTCGCACTCCCCGACCGTCGAATTCCTTCTGCTCATGCGGAAGATCGATCAGCACATGCTCACCGTGCGCGACGTGCTGGTCCTTTACACGGTCATGACCAATCCCGGCATTATGGGGCTCGAAGTCGCTCACAAGCTCGGGCTCGAAAACCGGTCGAGCGTCATCAGCAACATCAACCGGCTCATCCGTGAAGGAATGATCGAAGATCGGCGCCAGAAAGCGCGCCGGGCGAATCCTGCAATGCTGCATGTGCTACCGCGCGGGATCGAGTTTTGGAACGAAATCAAACCATAGGGGCAAGTCATGGGGCAAATTCTAGGGGGCGGCGTTCGGAAGGCTTATGCCTCGAAGGGCGACGATTCTACGCTCACCAGGTTCGTAAAAACGTCGACGGTTGAGAAGTCGCGCAAGCACCGCCGGCAACCACGGCTCCCCGGTTTCGAGCCTTCACATGTTGCCGAAAGCCGCACCAAATTTCGCAAGGCGGTGAAGAGTGTTCGCGAGCTTCCCAATTTGCTCGTGAGCGGACACAGCAACGTGAAAATTGGCCGCGACGTTCGGAAAGCGAAATTCCGCGACTACTGGATTTACACCTTATCGCTCGAAGAGCGGAAAACCTGTCCCGATAGCTGCCGGCATTGGCAGACGTGCTACGGCAACAACATGCCGTTCGCCAAGCGTATCGACCATACGGACCCCGACTTCCTGCCGGCGCTCGCCCGCGAAATCGCTACGCTGTGCATCAAGCGCAAAGGTGTGCTCATCCGTCTACACGCGCTCGGGGATTTCTTCAGCATCGAATATGTCGAATTCTGGATGCGGATGCTCCGGACCTATTCCAACCTCGCAGTTTACGGCTACACGGCGCGTCATCCGGTGACGCCGATAGGCGAGGCGGTGTGGCTTATGAACCGTCGCTGGCGTGGCCGGTGCATGATTCGCTTTTCCGATGGGCAATTGCCCGAAATGTCGACCGTCAGCATTGGCGATGAAACCGGCTGTCCACCCAACGCCTTTGTCTGTCCCGAACAGACCGGCAAAACGCGTTGCTGCGCTACGTGTGGCGCGTGCTGGTCGACCGCCAAAAACGTAGCTTTCATGGAGCATTGAAAATGGACAAATGGGATGAATTGGTAAATCGCGTGAAGCAAGGCATCTTGGCCGAAGAACCGGAAGCTGCGCTCGCGGGCGGACTTCAGCTTCTCGCCGAAATCGGCCGCACGTTCGAACAGATTGGCGCCGACGTCGACCGGATTGCAACCGTGCTGGAAGGCAAGATCCCAATGGATGACATTGAGGAAAACATGCCTGTGGCCCAGGTTCACGATCTATGAGCGACGACAATAAAATCGTTCAGCTTCGCCAAGAGCGGCCGATTGATAACGTGTCGGCATCCCTTCGACGGCTGGCAGACGAAATCGAGAAAGGGGAGCATGGAAAATGGCCGGTGACAACGTGTGCGGTGTTGCTCGGACACACGGACAGCCCAAGTAATCCGGATGCGGACGGATGGCAGTATTCAGACTACCATTTCGACACCCGCGGCTATGGACCCCGAAATGATCCTTTTACTGTCTGCGGCTTGATGGCAGTATGCCTTCAGAAGTTTACGAGTGAAGAATAAATGACTCAAGTGAACGTCGAGAATCTGCCGGCAACGCGCACGGACGTGATGCAGCCGGCGCGCGATCTTGCGAAGGTGCCGATGATTTCGGCTGAGCAATATCAACACGTCGGCCGTTTTGCCGGCGCGCTTGTCCTCTCGACCTTTGAGATGATCGGCGGCCTTCCCAGGATGGCACAGTGGGCGGACGATAATCCGACCGATTTCTATACCAAGCTCTTCCCCAAGATGATATCGCGAAGTCAGCAAGTCGACGTGAGCGGGACGTTGACAATCGACGATGCCATTTCGCGCCTTGAGCGCATGGATGAGCCGGTTGAAGCTGAATTTTCAGAGGTTCCGCAATACGATCTTTAACCCGGCATTAGGAGAACAAATGCCATGGCCGACGATTATGAAAAGAATAGGGCTTTCGGGAAGCCCGAAGGCATCGAAAAACGGCTCGCCATGTGGCAGAAGCAGCTTTCCATGGACAAGTCGTTTCCATGGGTAGGGCTCGGGCTTATCGATGATTTGAGATGCGCTTGCCAGATGCTCGGCGGGGATCCCGACAAGAAATATCCGGATATGCGGAAGCAGCCGTCCGAGCCCGCGAAAGCGATGGAGTACGACTTGTGAGCGAGAAAAATATCACGAACCGCGGCCCGAAAAAGCGCGATCCAGCTTGCTTTGAGTTGCAGCACGCAATCCTTGTCCCAAAAGGCACGATATTGCGTCAGGAGCCGGGCAAGCCCGGCGTTTTCACCTGCCCGGTTGCTTTTGGCGTCTTCACTGTCACCGATGAAGCCGCCCAGGCGCATCCTGACACCTATAAGCGGGTGATCGCATGAACCAGGCACCGATGAACGGCACGCATAAGCCGGAAATCCTTGCACGTCCGCGCGTACGCCGCGAAGCTGCCAAGAAGCTCGCGATTGCTCTTCAAACGCGCTATCGGAGATTCCTCGAAAGTGCCGGTGACGAAGACGCTACGGTTATCGCGACCGGCGATCTTGCGCAGTGCATGTACGAGAATATCGAATTCATTCTGTGGACCTTGAAAACGGTCGGCGGGATGAACCCGCCCCCGCCACATGAGCTTCGCAGGATTTCATCGCCGCGGCCTTTGCCGGCGAACGATCCGCGATTTGCTATTCCTGACGTGGTACCGGTGCTCGAAAAGGATTTTCAGGCGGAAGATTTGCCGTGCACATGTCCGCCACTCGAAGCCGGAATTATAGGTCGCGACCGTCACATGACGTCTTGCCCGAAATTCGTCCCCTGAGATGGATATCGCAACCAAGGCCGCAGCTTGCGGTGTCTCACCCGACGAATACCGCGAGCGGTGGCTTTCGCTGCGTGTTGCCCTCTGGAAATCGGATTTGCGCCGTTTCGCACGGGAAGCGGTGCGGATCCGTACAAAATCGGGCGATCTTGAACCGCTCGAATTGAACGAAGCGCAGTTAATCCTTCACAATGCAGCGGAGGAACAGCTTGCCGAAGAGCAATGGGTGCGGCTCGCCGGACTGAAGGGACGCCGGCAGGGTTTCTCGACCTACGTTGCCACGCGCGGCTATTGGCGCGGCACGCTTTGGGACCGGCAGAAAATCTACATTCTCTCGCACGAAATGGCGTCTTCGAACGTCTTGTTCGACATGGTTGCACTCATGCAGGAGAAGCACCCTTTTCCGCCGCAAGTCGGTACCGACAACGCGAAGGAATTGGAATTCGTCAAGCGGGGTTCATCTTACCAAGTAGCAACGGCGGGGCAGAAAGCCGGCGGACGCGGCGGCGCCGTTACGTTCTTCCACGGTTCGGAAGCCGCATGGTGGACGAACGCGGCGGACCATTTTGCAGCATCGGTTCAAGGCGTGGATGAAGTCCGCGGCGTATGGGGAGTGCTCTGGCGCCGACCGGACAAGCCGCTGCCCTTCGAGCTTGCCGTTCCCGAAGAAATCTATGGATGGGTAAAGGCGCCTTCGGAAATCTGGCTCGAAACGACGTCGGCCGGCCCAACCGGTGAATTCTTTAAGCGCTATACGGACGCCATGAAGAGCATTGGCCGCTATCGAGCGGTGTTTGTGTCGTGGACGGTGCAGAGCGAATATCAGGAAGCCGGCGATTTTGTCCCTCTCGCCGAAGCGGAAGCCGAAGGGGAGCTATCGGAAATCGAGTACCAGGAGCTTTACGGGCTTACCGATGCGCAAATGCTGTGGCGCCGCTCGAAGATCCACGAACTAGGTGATATCAGCAAATTTCGGCAGGAATATCCGATTGACGTCACCGAAGCTTTCGCCGCGGCGAGCACGGACGCGTACATTCCGCCGGCCTTGGTTCTTCGAGCTCGCAAACGCAAGATGGAAGACCCGGACGCACCGCTCATTGTCGGCGTCGACCCGGCCGGCAGCGGCGGGGACCGGTTTGCAGTCGCCTTCCGCCGCGGCGACAAGGTTTTGAGCGTCATCCACCGGCAGAAATTGGAGCACGATGAAGCGGTGGCATGGCTTTCCTCGATCATCGATGAGCACAAGCCCAATCGTATGTGCATTGATCGCGGTTCGATGGGTCAAAACATCGTTTCCGCGCTGCGCAATTTGAACAAACACTATGCTGACGTTGTGAAAGGGATCGATTTCGGTGGGACGTCGCGGATGAAGCAGGCGACACCCAAACGCGCCGGTCCATGGAACCGTCGGGCCGAAATGTATCAAGATTTGAAAACGTGGCTCACTGAAGGCGGCTCGATTCCCGACGATGACGACCTGGCATCGGATATCAGCGCGGCGAAACAGAAATGGCGCGCGAACAACGATTGGTTGCTCGAAAGCAAAACGGAGATGAAAGCACGCGGAATTAGGTCTTGCGATCTTTCCGATGCTTGCGCGCTCACTTTCGCGACTAAGGAATGGTTCGATCATTGGACGACTCCCGAGAAGTCCAAAGGATTTAGCGTCGGCATTGACCAAAATGAGCAATTCGGCGAATGGAAGGTGATTGACCGCACCGGGGATCCGGATCGGTGGGACTATGCCGGCAACGATAGTTGGATGGCATGATTGGGCTAGGGAGCACGGGCGATGGCCGGAATTCGCGATAATCTAGCACGGCAGGACAATGTTCCGCAGCCGCAGCCCAAGCGTGTCCCGGTCAATTTCGAGAGTCAGGACGATTTTCTCCATGACATGCGGACGAAGTACGAGTGGGGCTACAGCTTCAACGAGCACAACGTACTCGCCGGCAAGGAAGACGCGAAATTCACGGTCGGCAACCAATGGGATCCCGTTGTTGAAGCCCGCCGCAAGGAACAGAAAAAGCCTGTCTTGACGTTCAACCGACTTGTGGCCTTCATGGCTCAGCTAGTCGGCAACCGCCTCATGAACGAAACGGAAATCCGGGTTTTTCCGGACAAAGCCGGCACCAAGGAAATCGCGACGATCCGTGAAGGGCTCATCCGCAATATTTTCAAGAATTCGAATGCTGATTTTGCGCGCGACGAAGCCGGCAAATATCAAGTCGTTTGCGGCGAAGGATATTTCAGCCTTTGCATGGAATATGCGGGCGATGACGTTTTCGAACAAGAAATCAAAATTCAAGCCATCGTCGATCCCTATTCCGTCGTGATGGACCCTCTCGGGATCGAGCCGAGCGGCGAAGATTGCCAATGGGGCTTTGTCAGCGACGATATTCCGCAGCAAGAATTCAGACGCCGCTGGCCTTGGGCTGCGGAAGTCAGTTTCGATGGGCAACAACGCTGGAATCATTCCGGTTTTTGGTTGCAGGAAGACACGATCCGGATTGTTTCCTATTGGCGCATGGTCACGGACGGTACCAAGACCCTCGCGCTTTATCGGGATGGCACCGTTCACGACATTACGGACAAGGAAGAATTCGAGTATTTTCCTTATGTCGAAACACGCTCGGATGGCTCACCGTTCATACGTGAAGTGCCAAATCGCTTTGCGCAGCTTTACGTGTGCTCGGGCAATCAAATTCTCGAAGGTCCGCACGATTATCCGTGCTCATCGATCCCGATTTACCGCGTGCCGGGTTGGGAGCTTAACGACGGCGAGCGAATTCACCGTTGGGGCTTGATCCGCTTCCTGAAGGATCCACAGCGGCTTCACAATTACTGGCGCTCGACCGTGGCCGAACAGCTTGTGGCGGCGCCGCGCAACAAGTGGCTGACAACCCCGGATGCAGTCAAAGGCCATGAAGTCAAATGGCGCCGGGCTCCGTCGAGTGACGATCCTTTCCTCTACTACAATGACGGCGAAACTCCGCCTGTCCACATTCCGCCGCCGGGGATCGATGCTGCGCTCGTGAACGAAGCCGCGATTTCGACCCAGGACATGAAGGATATTTCGAATATCCATGAAGCTTCGCTCGGAATGCCGAGCAATGAGGTTTCCAAGGTCGCAATTCAGCAGCGCCAGCAAGTTTCCGACGTCGGCAGCTACATTTACGTGGACCGCCGGAAAATTGCCGACAACCGCTGCGCGAAAAATATCAACGAGCTTATCTCGTATATTTACGACACGAAGCGGACAATCACCGTCATCGGTCGCGATGATAAAACTTCGGTCATGGTTATTAACGATCCATCGGACCCGAATTCCGACGTCACGATTGGCAAGTACGGTGTGACAGTCGACGTCGGCCCGGCGAGCGAAACCAAGCGAACGCTCGCAAACGAGCAGATGATGAGCTTTGTGAACGCGATGCCGCAAGTGGCGTCCGTTGTCATGGATCTTGTTGCCGAAGCCCAGGATTGGCCGAAGTCCGGCGAATTCGCGAAGCGCTTCAAGATGCTCCTGCCTCCGGGGACGATTCCGGAAGATGAGATGACGCCGGAAATGAAGGCGATGCAGCAGCAGAATCAGCAGCTTCAAGCTGCCCAGGCGGCGGCTGCGCAGGCACAGACAAATGCTGAAATTGCCGCGAAACAGGCCAAGGCCGCGAACGATGAAGCTCGGGCTCGCCTCGCCGAAGCGCAGGCGTACAAGGCTATTCTCGATGCGCACAGTCGTGCGGCCGACGTCACCGGCAAGAATATCGAGCGGGATGGTCACGCCGATGAGCGGGATTTCCGGCAGACGATGGACTTGCTCGACCAGCATAACGAAATCGAGCACGAAGACCGTGAACACGATTTGGCCGTGCGGGGTCAAGCACATGAGGAAGGCGCACGCGCCTTCGATCAATTCGCCGATTTGGCGAAGACCGATGCAGATATCCGCCTGCAACGGGAATTCCGTCAGCACCAAGCGGACGCTGCCGACGATAGCGGACAATCCTACGATCTTTAGAGCGGGAGAAATTCAATGAGTATCGACAGCAATCAGAGCACGCCGGAATTCGATGATTTCGTGGCATCGGGCGAAGTCGAAGTCGGTAAGTCGGCCGGAACGGAGGAAGAAAAGCCCGTAAAGCGCGGTCCGCCGCGCGAGGCGCCGAAGCCGGCAGAGAAAGCCCCGGCCGCGGCAGAGGATGACGATGAAGCCGCGGAAGAGAGCGACGATACCGGTGAAGAGGATGAAGGCGAGGAAGAGGAATCTTCCGATAAGCCGAAAAAGTCGGCCAAGGATCATCAAATCGAGCGTCTGAAGCGCGAAAAAGCCGATTTGAACCGGCGGCTCCGTGCGCTCGAAGGCGGCGCGGGCAGCGCAGCCTTGCAGGCTCGAATCGACGCACTCGAAAGTCGCTTGACCGGCGGAAACGGCGGTGATACCAAAACTGCCGGGAAACCTGAACCGGATCCAACGGACACGGCCAAGTATCCCCTCGGGCATCTCGATGACCGTTACATCGAGGACAAGCTTGAATGGCTCGCCGACCAAAAGGCGGCTCAACAAGCTGATGCGGTCCTGCAACGTCAGCAGGAGAACGAGCGGAACGAGGCTGTTTCACGGCAGCAGACCGAATTGCTCGAAAAAGTCGACGACCTGTCCGCCAAGGGCTCCGAGCTTTTCGAAGATTTTCAGGAAAGCGTTGTTGAAGCCGGCATGCGGGGCGATTGGGATCTTTCCCAGGCGACTTTCGAAGCATGTCACGATGCCGAAAATGGCGCTCAAATCCTCTACAACTTGGCAAACGACCCGAAGGAAGCTCGCCGCGTGGCAAAGCTCTCCTCGTATCAGCAGCTAAAGTACGTGCAGGAGAAAGACGCCGAAATTGGTACCGGCAAGCGGGGCCGGACAAAGCCAAAGGCCGGCGAGCCGCCAAAGAACACCGCGCGAGGCGCAAATTCTCGCACGCAGATTAACCCGGCAACCGATGATCTTGGTGAATTCGAAAAAGCCTGGGAAGCCGACGCAAAACGTAACAGTTAAATTTCGCGGCATCGGGATACTCCGATCCGCTTTTTGGAAGGGAGTATCCCGATGGGTGCCGTAACTGCCGAACAACAGAAGCTGGTTCTCAACAGCTTCGCCATGGTGCTTCAGAACAACCTTGTGACGGGCGATGCCGTTACGTGGAATGAGTACGACGGCGAGATGGATGACCGCAACGGTCTTCAGGTTCTCGAACAGGTGACGCCGCGCTACAACGTGACGCGCACCGAAAACGGCGTGAAGGATCTTTCCGCCGGCACCGATGGCACCGTGTTCGGTTCCGAGCTTTTCGAAGTCACCGGCACGTTCAACGCCAACATGGGTTGGGGCGATTTCGTCAAGATCAAGACCATCGGCGATGCTCGCGAGAGCCAGGCGCTTCTTGGCGCCGCAACGTCGATGGCCGAGAAAATCGACGCCTACATTTTGCAGAAAGCCGTGCTGGCGTCTGCCGATTGGGTTGGCGACGGTTCGACCTCCATCGATGAGTGGGTCGACGCGGCTGCGGGCTACACCCGCCTGAAGGAAAACGGCGTCACCGACGACAACCTTTCCTACATTTTCAACCATACCGACGAAATGAAGCTCGGCGATCAGGTTGTGAAGTTGCCGGGACCGGATCAGTTTTCGACTACGACTTTCCGGCAGGGCTTCTCGGGCTCGCTTAACGGCACCCGCACGATGTTCACGAATCAGCTTCCAGTGCTCACGGTCGGCACCCGTACCGGTACGGGCGCGAACGTCATGGAAGTCGACGGCGCCAATCAGAACGTCAATTACGCCGACGTCGCTAAGGCGGGCACGAGCAACGGCCGGCGCATGACGCAAACCCTGAACATCACCGATGCCACGACGGCTGCGGGGACGTACAAGGCTGGTGAAGTGTTTACGATTGCCGGGGTCTATGCTTACGACAATCGCAAGCAGGCGGCAGTGACGCCGGCTCGTTTGCAGCAATTCACCATTGTTGCGGATGCGGTTGCGGTTGCCGGCGCTGTTGCTCTCACTATTTTCCCGGCGATTATCGTTCCGGAATCGGGTGCGGGCGATAACGTCAACATCAACACCGCCCACGCAACTGTCACCGCAGCGCCGGCCGACAACGCCGATATCACGTTCATCGGTGCCGCCAGCGCTACGCTTTCTCCGCGTGTCATCCTTCAGAAGCAGGCGATTGTGGTCAACACCGTGCCACTCATCCTGCCGGCGTCTGATACTGCGATGCGCCGCAAGCTGAAGAAGATCCCGCTGACTGTCCGCATGTGGCAGCACAGCGATTTCTTCACGGGCGCCCATGGTGTTCGCTTCGACGTCGCGCTGAATGCGAATATCCGCAATCGTCTGCTCATTGCCAGGGTCAACGGCAGCTAAGGGCTGCGCTTCGCTCTGTTCTCCGAGTGAAGGTTGACAGGGCCACTCCCGATCCCGCTCGGGGGTGGCCCTTTTCACCGGGAAATCCGACGGGGAAGGAATTTAGAAATGCGCCGTATTATCAGCTTCATTCTCGCTCTTTCGCTCTGTCTCGCGCCGTCCGTAGCGCTCGCGCAGAATACAAGTGCACCGGCCAGCACCGATTTGGTCAAGATCACTCGCGTTGATGCCAACGGCAGCGGCACACCGGGCGCGGTTGGCATCCTGAAGACGTTCGATAGTGTCGGCGTCGGATATAGCTCGGGGAGCGCCGTTATCCAGGCGACGAGCCGAACGACCGGCGTAACGATCAATGCCTATGCCGGCGCGATTACCCTTGTTTCGGCGGCAGGATCGGCAACCCCGGCGAGCTTCACAGTGACGAACAGCAAGGTTGCTGCAACGGACACCATCGTGCTCGCGCAAAAATCCGGGACGGACCTTTACAATCTGCACGTCACGGCGGTTGCGGCCGGATCTTTTCGAGTCACGTTCTTTACGACCGGCGGGACAACGACGGAGCAACCTGTTATCAATTTCGCCGTGGTCCGTTCGGCCGCGTCGTAATTCATTCGACCAGGAGAGCCCGCGATGAGTGGCAAAGAACATTATCACGCGAAGACGATGGCGGCGAATTCGTCAGTCGACGTCGGCGTGCTTGTCGCGGGATTTCTCGCCAAGGTGAGCGGCACAATCACTATCACGGATGAAGCCGGCAATTTGCTCGTGGACACTGTTCCCGTGACTGCCGGGCAATTCACCCGAATTCCGCTTTTGCTGCCCACGAGTGCCGGCGGAACCGTGCAGCTTGCCGGCGGCGCTGCGGGCACGTTGTTCTGTTAATCGAAGGAGAACACGAAAATGAAAAAGATCACTTGGCCCGTA